CGTTGTAAAGGGAGAAACCAGAAAGATTACTTTCCGCGATGATAATTTTGTTATCGATTCCAAATCTCGCTTTAGCAATATCGTTGAATCTATTCCTATGGATGTTGATGCCCTTATTAAGGCAATTACTGATGCCATTGCAGCCGAACATAGCAAGTCCGGCGTATCCATTGATGAAGCTCGCAACAAACAGTCTGCCCAGCAGGAGGCACGTTTGGCTGGCATTGCGGTAAAGAATGAATTGAATGCTGTGATTACCAATATTATTCAGTTCTTTACTGAGAATAAAACCAATATCGAAGTTATCCGTCCGGTACTCATGAAGTGCAAGGAATTGGGATATGAAAATCCCTCCAAGATTACCAAGCTTGAAGATGCAAAAACCATTTTCGCAATGATTGAATCTGAAGCTTAATTCGTCTATCGCCCCTTATGGTTTTCCATAAGGGGCAAAAGGAGATTTATATGTGTGTTGAAATCATTCAAGATAACGATATGATTGGCAAAAAGTTTGATATGCTCACTGTTATCGCTTTTGTCGGCAATAAACCTACCAGGGGCAAAAAAAGAAAAGATGAAAATGGAAATGTCATCACTGAAGCTCCCAAGGGAACCAATAAAACCTGGCTTTGCAGATGTGATTGTGGCAAAGAAGTTGAGGTAGCAGATAACACATTAAAGAAGACTCGAAAAACAATCTTGTCTTGTGGCTGCACAAGAAAAAGACGAGAATACCTGTCCGATACAGATTGGGATTTGTTGTATCGGCATGTGAAGTATGAGATTCTGCATTATCCCGAAGAAGTAAATATTCCTTCGCATATGATGCTTTTGCTTGTTGGATTAAAACGTGGGCAGAAAATTGCTGATTATAGAAAGGAAGCGCTGGCTAATTATTCTGATCGAGTCGTTTTAAATACATTTATTGCCTGCAAAGATAAAATTGATTGGGTAGTAAAAAATAAGAAGTTTTCCAGCGATTATCATAAACTTTCTTATGTATGCACAATCGTTGCAAAACACTTAAATCAGGTACTGGAAGCAATGAAAGCCCATGAACGTGCAATGCAAGATAGGGCATTATCTGCCGTTCCCATTGAAACCTATGAAGAACAAATGGGGCGTTATGTAAACGCTCATTCTTCGGATAAAAAACTTAAAGAAAAAACTGGCGTATTTGCAGACGCATTCTAATAGAGGTGATTTTCCTCATGGCAGAAAAAAACAAAAAACAAACTCCGTTCGAAGCTGAACGAGAGCGTATTATAAATAGAATTTTCGAATATAAGCGAAATGCAGAATCAAATATTATTGCTGCGATTTATAAACAGCCGGATTTGATTTTCGAGGACAATAATCTATCTGTAGATAGTTTTGATGATGATTGTTGCCGTGTGTATTTTGCAATTGCTTATGGCGTTCTTGTCAGCGAAAGAAAGAAAACCCTTGATTCCGGTACGGTGAATTTTTATTTGGACAAACATCCTAAGTTGAAAACAAAATATGAAGAATATGGTGCTTGGGAAGAAGCGGAAGCCGGTTCTAAATATGTTATTACTGAGAATTTCGATGCTTACATTATGGAATTGCGGAAATGGCAAGCTGTCTTAGAACTGGCAAAGCAAGGTTTTCCCGTAGAAGATAAACTTTCACGTTTTGCAGATGTTTCCGTTGAAGATATTTATGATGAATTTGAATATGTCATCAGCAGTATTTTTGCAAATAAAGTCGAAGGCATTAAGCAATACAATATTTTTGATAATATCGGTGAGTATATTCGCGAAATGGACAGTGGTATCTCGTGCGGTATCCCGTTCCATGGAGCAGAACTTCTTACTAATGAAACTTGTGGATTCAATTATGATGGAAACATTTATGGCCTTGGTGCTGGTTCTGGTGTCGGTAAATCTACTATGGCATTTAATTACTTGTTCCCATCTGCAATGGACACAAATCAGAGAGTCGTATTCATTATTAATGAAGAAGATCAGCGCAAATTTCAGCTGGAACTTGTTATATGGGTGGCAAATAATATATACAAAGCTGATTTTCAAAAGCAGGTGTTCAGGCGCGGTGGTTTTTTAGAAAACCATTCTGAGCTTATGAGCAAATGCGAGGCATGGATCGATGAGCGTAAAAAGGCTGGATATGTTATTGTGATTCCTTTGGAGCGATATACGGTCAATACTGCTAAAAAAATTATCAATAAATATGCTTCGTTTGGCGTTAAAATTTTTGTCCTCGATACGCTAAAAGAAAGCGCAGACGCAAAAACTGATGAAATTTTTAAATCTATGATGCGAGATATGGTCGCTCTTTATGATGTCGTAAAACCTGCTGCAAGAAATGTTGGACTCTTCGTAACTTATCAGCTTGGCAAAGGCAGCTTAAAAATGCGTCATCTTACCAACAATGAAATTGGACAAGCAAAATCCATTCTGGATGTCATGTCTGTAAATTTCATGATGCGCCGCCCTTATGATGATGAATATAAGGGTGAACCACGAGCATTGAAGTGTTGGCGCGAAGAAGGGAAAGGAACTCTTGTAAATTTTGAACTTGAACGAGGTAAGAGTTATATGATTACATTCGTATTGAAAAATCGCTTCGGTAATACTGATGTCCGTCAGATTATATCTGAATGTGATTTGTCTACCAATACATATAAAGATATTGGATTCTGTAATGTACCCCTGGATTGGTAATCCTTTGTAAAGGAGCTTCTGTATGACAGTAACTGAATTAAAGCAACACATTTTCAAAAATGAAAAGATAGAACATGTGCTTGAAAGCATTGGCTGTCATCACATCAAATATCATCCGCAAAAAAATTATTATTCCTGTGCAAATCATGACGGCGATAATGATACGGCCATTAATGTTCAAAATAATGAATATCTTAATGTTGTTAATTGGACTCGTCCGGCTGATTTCGATGAAATGTCAGATTTAATTACACTTGTTCAGTATGCCAAGCAAATGTCTTTTATTGAAGCAATAAAGTATTTGCACTCTATTCTTGGCCTGGAATATAAAAATGCAAAGAAGCCAATTAAAAAGAAGTCGAACGGATTTGGCAGAAGAATTAAGAGCTATGCAACATATTCTCGCGTTAATGTCGAAGAAATTGATGTTTATGACGAAGCTATTTTTGAAGACTATGTTCCGTATCTCCACATAGATTGGGTGCATGAAGGTGTAATGGAATGGACACGCAAGAAATTTGGACTCATGTATTCTTATGAATATAGCAGGGTCGTAATCCCGCATCGATATTGGCTTACGGGCGATCTAATCGGGTATAACATGCGTACTACTGTTCCAAATTGGGAAATGCTCGGAATTAAAAAGTATTATCTGCCTCCGGGTTACAACAAATCCATCAATCTTTATGGACTATGGGAAAACCGGGAAAGCATCGAAAAAGCCGGATATGTAGTCGTTGTAGAAAGCGAAAAATCTGTTTTGAAACGCGATTCACTGAACGATCCTACTTTAGTTGCTTTGTCTGGCAAGTTCATGTCAGAAGAGCAACGGCGCATTTTGCTTGGGCTGGATGTACAGGAAATTGTGATTGCACTGGATAAGGATGTGCCGCAGAGAGAAGTTTGGAATATGTGTGAGAAACTGTGGAGACATCGCAAAGTGTCTTATATTTATGATAAGTTTGATCTTCTGGGTGAAAAGGACAGTCCAGCTGATGCGCGGATGAAGATTTATGATTATCTCTTTCAATTCAGAATAACCTATGACGAATCTGAACATAAGAAATTTATCGATAGCTGCAAAAACAAAGGAGGATAAAATGAAATGCGATTATTTAAAACAGGGTGATTGTCTTGAGCTTATGTCCGATCTTCCGGATGCCAGTATAGATATGATTCTCTGCGATCTTCCGTATGGCGTCACCAAGAATAAATGGGATTCGGTTATCCCTCTGGATAAACTTTGGGAGCAATATAGGCGAATCGCAAAACCTAATACAGCCATTTGCCTATTCGCAGATGGCATGTTCGAAGCAAATCTCATGCTTTCAAATCCTAAATGGTGGCGTTACAACCTTGTATGGGACAAGGTTCTTACATCAGGATTTTTAAATGCAAACCGCATGCCGCTTCGCTCTCACGAAGAAATCTGTGTTTTCTATCAAAAGCAGCCCACATACAATCCTCAGAAGGTAGTCGGAGCGAAGAATCACTCAAAAGGCCGTCCAAAAGAAAATGCCAACGAGAATTACGGCGATTACAACTTTGTCGATAACTCTGATCAGCTTGGCAATATGAAACATCCCAAATCTATTCTCACTTTTCCAAAGCCGCATCCTTCTGTGGCAATTCATCCAACTCAAAAATCCTTGGAACTTTGCCAATGGCTTGTTCGCACATACACAAATCCGGGAGATATCGTCCTCGATAATTGCATGGGCTCCGGTACATCCTGTCTGGCTGCGAAAATTGAGGATAGACATTATATTGGCTTTGAACTTGATGATAAATACTTCGATGTTGCTTTTCGGCGATTGTCAAGCACCAATAAACATTAAGTGCAAAAAAAATAAAGGAAGTGATAATATATGGCTCGCCTTACAAGGGAACAACTAAATGCTGTAAAAGAAAAATATGGCGTATCTGAATTATGGTCTTGGTCTAAATTGGACACTGCTATTATTTCTCCTTATCTTTTTTATTTGAAATATATCCGCCATGTAGAAGAAGATAGAAATGATTCTGCTTATGCACCTATGGGTTCCATTTGTCATTCAGCTCTTGAAGCCTTTTATAATGGCGAAATTAAATATTCTGATATGCTATCTCATTTTGAAGATGGCTGGCTCACTGCCATTGATTTGGCAGACCTGAAATTTGATCGTAATGATCCTAACAAAAATGCAAATATTGCTCGTAAGTACAAAGAAAACCTCCTGCACTTCTTTGCGAATCATACTAAGTTAAAGTATAAACCTGCTCTTGAAAAGTTTGTGGCTGCGAAAATTGGAGATCATGTATTCCAGGGCTATATCGATGTAACTATGAAGGATGATGAAGATAATTTCCATATTATCGATTGGAAAACATCAACAGTTTATGCAGGAAAAACAGCTCAGGAAAAATCCGGTCAGTTGGTAATCTATGCCATAGCTTTGAACCAAATGGGTATTCCGCTTGATAAAATCCGCTGTGCCTGGAACTTCTTAAAGTATGTAACGGTAGAACATCCATTGAAAAATGGTTCTACCAAGGTTCGCGATATTGAGCGTTGTAAAATTGGCGAATCTCTTCAGGCAAATGTAAAAATGTGGCTTAAAACCTATGGATATTCCGATGAAATCACAGATGAATATCTTCGTGAATTACTGGATTCTAATTCCATCAAGGTATTGCCGCCTGAAATTCAGGCCCTGTATAAAATATCCGATTGCTATGTCTATATCGATATCAATCAGGAAATCATTTCTTATTGGATTGATTATATCAATAAGGCGATTGTCGATATCAATATGAGAATTGAAGAGCACAAGGCTCGTAATACCGATCTTGCCTTCTGGGATAGCGATGAAAGCATCAAAGAAAACGAATACTTCTTGTCTACTCTGTGTGGATATTCTCCCATTTTACATCGTCCGTACTATGCCTATCTTGAAAAGAAAAACGATAGTAAAAACGGAGGTAATTTGTTTGCTGGCGTCGGCTCTCAAGTTAATGCATCGGTGAGTAGAGAGCCTGAACCCGAACTTGATCTTTCCTGGCTGAATGCCATGTAGGTGGTGAACTTTTATGTATGTACATCATCAAGGTTTTTCTGATGATTTTGAAGTCTATGAATGCAAATTATGTATCGAGGAAGGTGATTCCGTCAGAAGGCAATTTATGCAGGCTCCTAAAATCATGATTCAGCAAAATTTCCTGGCGTTAATGAAGCAGGCAGCTCGATCACCTTCTCCGATTCGAATTACCCTGTATCGCTCTTGTCCCTTTTGGCTTGAACTTGAGCAGCGATGGATCGAACACGAAAATAGCATTTCATTTGAAAATTTTGCATGGATAGATCGTGAAGCCGGAAAGGCAGGGGATACCAATGCGGTATAACAATTACCATAAACATACTCATTATTCCAATATTCGAACTCTTGATTGCGTTTCAAAGCCGGAGGATTATATCCTCCGTGCTTTGGAACTGGGGCATACAACATATTTTACAGCTGAACATGGTTATCAGGGGAATATATATGAAGCTCAAACTCTTTGCGAAAAGCATGGTCTTAAATGCATCTATGGCGTAGAAGCATATTATGTAGACGATATGTTTGATAAATCCTCCAGATCAATGTATCATATTATGCTTGTTGCGCTCACCGAAAAGGCCAGAAGAGAAATCAATCGTATCATGTCTATTGCGAATCAGGATGGTTTTTATTATAAGCCTCGCATAGATCTTCAGTCTTTGCTTTCTCTCACTCCAACTGATACTGTTGTAACAACAGCATGTATCGCAGGTCGTCTTTTCAAAGGTGATGATTGGGAAACGGCTTTTCTGCAGCCTGTTATGAATCATTTCGGTTCAAATTTCTTTTTAGAGGTTCAGGCGCATTCTGCGCAGCAGCAGATTCTTTATAATATGCGAATCCTGAAATTGAAAGAAAAATATAATGTAGGTCTTATTCATGCAAATGACTCCCATTATATTTATCCCGAAGACGCTAAGTATCGCGATTTGTTTCTCCGGGCCAAGGGCATCTATTATGATGATGAATCTGGATTTGAACTTGATTATCCTGATGCAGAAACCATTCTTGCCAGATATGAAACGCAGGGCGTTCTCAGTAGGGAACAGGCAATCGAAGCGCTTGAAAATACATTGGTCTTTGATCAAGCAGAAGGTGTTCATGTAGATAAGGAGTTCAAAATTCCTAAGATCAAAGAAGAGCTTCTTCGTAAGGATTTACATATCCCAAATTTTGATTATTCTGATGATAATCAAGTGCTTAAAGCAATTCTGGCAAGAGCATGGAGAAGAGAAAAGGGTAAAGTACGGGCAAAGCGCATTCCAGAATATCAGGATGCTATATATTATGAAACTGATATCGTAGAAAAATGTGGTATGGCAAGATATTTTATCTTGGATCATCTGATCGTCAAAAGGGCCGTCAATGAGTATGGAGCCGTTCTTACCCGTTCCGGTCGTGGTAGTGCAGTTTCTTTCTATATTAATCATCTTCTTGGGCTTACAGAAATTGATCGTCTTGCCGCACCAATTACATTGTATCCCACGCGCTTTATGTCTGCGGAACGTATTTTATCCTCCAGGTCGCTACCGGATATAGACCTTAATTTCGCGTCCGTAGAGCCCGTTATACAGGCATCAAAGGACATCCTGGGCGAAGAGGGCATTTATTATATGGTGGCTTATAAGCCACTTCAAGAGTCTTCTGCATTTCGCCTGTGGTGCAAAGCCAATGGGTACAATCTTGAAGATTATGATGAAATTGCTAAGAATCTCGAAGATCATCTTGACGATGCCCGTTGGAAAGATATCATTGAAGCAAGTAAAGTTTTCCGTGGTGTTATCGAATCTATTGCTCCGTCTCCGTGTTCTTTCCTTCTTCTGGATCATCCGATCCCGGATGAAGTTGGCCTGATTCGCGTAGGCAACGCCACCAATTATACCATGTGCTGTGCCCTGGATGGTTACAACTGTGATGTTTATAAATACCTGAAGAATGATTACTTAACCGTTAAGGTATATGACATTATTGACCGCGTTTATAAGCTCATAGGCCGTCCAATTGATGATATCAATACCCTGCTTGAGAATTGTGATGATAAAGTATGGGATATTTACGCCAATGCGCTTACCACAACCATAAATCAGTCCGATTCCGACTTTGGCAAACAAACATTAAAGCGTTATAAGCCCAGGTC